CATCATCATCAATGAGACAAAACTCAGCCATAGTCTCGCGTCGCTGCTTCGCATTCAGCCGCATCTGCTTGCAGAATTCCCGCCCCTGCTTCAGTCGCTCAGCTTTGCACTGCCGCGCCAGCCTCGCTCGTGTGCCTGTCGGATTTCGCGCGTACATCGCCGCAACGGTCGGCTGCACGTCTTCGTCTTTCAATTGCTTGCACTGCTGCACCCAGCCCACAACGGCAGGGATAATCGTGTTCAGCATCGCCAGAATGCTCACGGGGTCAAGCCCGTATGATGCAAATCCCGTGCGTCTGTGAACGTCCGCCGCCAACGCTTTCCAATGAAACTCAGTTGCCTTTGCCATTTCGCCACACCTTAAAAGTGCCATAAATCCTGCAGCCCAGCCACATAGCTGACCGCTTCCACAAACCCACACCGGCTTCGTGCAGCAGATACAGGAACACCGCATCTGCTAGCCGTCTGCCTTCCTGCGTCGTCGCACCCTCGCACAATCGATCATGCCAGTAACTAGCCCACCGGAAACGAAATTCAAGCGGGTGGCCAATTATCGACCACGCCCACCGGGGAATCGTCGCACCATCGTAGCACGCACCAGCAGGTTCCCACCGGCTTAGCCTGATGCCGTCGGGAATCACGCACACCATCTGACACTCGCTCAGAAACTCTAAGCCCCGCGCCGTCACACACAGGGGCATCTGCTCGGGTTGCTCGCACAACATAACCGCACGCCTCCACAGGATCATTCTGTGAATTCTGTTGGTGGTTTGTCAACTGGAATGCTCGCCAATCGCGGCACCGCCACCCACAGCAGGCAGTAGTTCGCCAGATCCAACATGGTATCTTCCAGCGTCTCAGCCACTTCCGGCGCCCTGTCCTGCAGTGCCAGGATTCGCGCAACCTTGTCGCTCATCCGCACCAGCAGTGCCCGGCGTGCATCCATTCCTGGCACAAGAATTGGCTCGCCTAGCCCGCTGCTGCCGTAGTCTGAATTCTTCCGCAGCAATGTGGCAAGATTCTCCACGCCAATCTCAGCCAGCACTCCGGCTGCTCCTTTTGTCGTCAACGCCTCACGAATCCTACCAAACGATTCACTCACTGCCTCACCTCCACAAAACGTGAAAAACCATTCCGCCTACACCAACCAGCGGCCGCCTTCTCCATTGCCTCCTGCAGCGTAGTAACCACGCATGTTCCAGGCTGGCGTTTTGTCCGCACGTCCATCAACTCCGCTGCCTGCTGTGCGTCCTGCTGACTGTCAAACTGCCGTGCATGCTCTGGAGCTTGCGAAAATCCAGTCATGCAGATCGACTTGCCACTGATCCTGCCGTGTTGCTGCTGGTCTGTGAGAAATCGAATCACATAATGCCGCCGCTTGTATTTGTCGAGCCTGTAGATTACGTACACCACCGCACCCTCCTCAAAACAAAACCCGCTGCCGTAACCGCTCTACGGCGATGTCGCAGTATTCCTGATTCACTTCAATTCCGATTGCCTTGCGTCCCATCAGGCGTGCCATCTTTGCAGTCGTGCCGCTGCCGGAAAACGGATCGAGCACCGTATCACCTTCGTTGCTCCAGCTTAGGATGTGGTCGCGGGCAAGTGCTTCGGGGAATGGCGCTGGGTGTGACCCATTGCTAGTGTCTTTGCCGGCATAATAATACCAGACGTTTGAACGATATGTTTCGTGTCCAGTCCGCTGCTGCTTGTGCGCTGCGCTGTATTTGCTGTCACTGGCATGTTGCATAAATCTACCAGGCAAACCACCCGCTGTTTCGGTTTTTCGTTTTAATGCGTTGAATGTTTTCGGAGAGCCTTTTGTTAGCACGAACATATACTCCCATGCCTGCTCGTACCTGTTGTGCGTCAATGGCGGCTTATTGCTCATATAAATCATCGTATCATGCAGCCTAAACCCAATCTCCTTGAATCGCATCGCCTGTCTGAAACTGGTCCCTGTCTCGCTGCCGTCGACCGTCGCATCGGCCACCACCCACACCACCACGCCGCCCGGCTTGATAGCTCGCCACAATTCAGCCGCCAGACCTTCGAAGTCCCACGAGTGCCCGCCGTATGTCCGCAGGTTGTCGTATGGTGGCGATGTGACAACCAGATCGATTGACGCATCGGGAATCACCGCCTGCATCGTGGCGATGTTGTCGCCGTGGTAAATAGTGGCGTTGTCGGTTTCGAAATATGGTTTCACGTCCGCACCTCTCAAAACAAAACCCGCTGCCGTAACCGCTCAACGGCGATGTCGCAGTATTCCGCCGACAACTCACACAATATTGACCGGCATTGCTCCAGCCGCGCCGCTGCTGCTGTTGTGCCACTGCCGCCGAATGGATCAAGCACCACGCCGCCAGGTGGACACACCAACCGCACCAAATAACGCATCAGGGCTTGAGGCTTCACTGTTGGGTGATTGTTGCCGTGTCCTCGGTCGGTTTTGTCGGCCTTGGCTGTGTAGAAAAATCGGGCTTCCGATTTCTCGCCGTCCTCGCTGGGAAACAGCCCTGTAACCTCATCGCTGCCGTCGTGAATCAGGTTGGCAGGCCATCGGCCTGCATTTAATTCCACAATGTCACAATTGCCGTGCAATCCTTTGCCGTAGATGCCATGGCCACTGCCTTGCGGCTTACTTCCCTTTGTTGTTCCACCCTCATCCCCCACCCTGCACCCATCCACATTGATAGCCCCGGTGCCATACTGCAGCACGTTCGCGGCCACGGTGCCGCATAGGGGCTTGCGTGCGACTGTGATTGGCTCAAGGCTCGGTTTCAACGCTGTGCCCCAGCCTTGCCACTGCTTCGCGGCTTCGGTGGCGGGGGCTGTGATGTCATTGCCTCCGCTCATGAAATCAGTATTCACAGCATTTCCTCGTTTCTGATGCCCAACCACCTCCCGCTCTGCAAAGTTTTTGCTTTCCACGCTCCGAATATCCGCCTCCGACTCCACCCACTTCGGAACGTCGACGAATAGGTGCCGGCAGGCTTCAAGGTGCTGCCGCGTCATTATCGCCGGCTGCGTCGGATGCGTTGTGTAATGACTGCCCATTTTGGTTCCTGTGGCTTCGTCAATCTGCCGTGACGTAACGCCAGTTGACCGCACCCACGCCGTGAAGCGGTATCGCCTAGCCTGCTGTTCTTCGGAGGCGTCCATCTTGTCAATCGCCTTGCTCACGTCCAGCGACTTCGGAAACCCGCTGCCGTACACCCATGCAATCATATCCCTGATTTCAAACCCTGCGTCTTCAATCCTCACAGCCATCCTGTGTTGCGTCCGTGTGCCAGCAAAGGCCAGCAGATGCCCGCCAGGCTTCAGCACCCGCAGACACTCCTGCCACACCTCCACGCCCGGCACGTCGTAGTCCCAGCGCTTGCCCATGAATGCCAGCCCGTATGGCGGGTCACTCACCACCGCGTCTACGCTGTCATCGGGTAACGTCTGCAGAATCTCCCGGCAGTCGCCGTTGTAGATTGTCGTCTGCTCGTCCTCGTAGTACGGCTTCACGTCTCATCCTCCATCGCCACGACAAGCCCGCGCTGAATCCAGTAATGGCAACCGACGGCCATCCACAACGCCCGTGCACGTTCTGGCGTGGCGTCCTGCGTGGCGTCCAGTTCATCGAGCACACGCAACCTCATGGCGTCCCACACGTCTGCCTCAATGCTGCCATCGGTCAGCCCTGACAGGTCGTTCAACTCCTGAATCCATTGGTCGATTGTGCCGGTGGCCTGTGAATGGAAATTTCGACACTGCCGGTCAAGTTGCTGCTGCCGTTGCTGTGCCCGTTCTTGTGCACGCTGGAGAAATTCGCGGTCTTCGTCGCTGAGTCCCATATCAAAACGCCTCCCCGGCCTCAATGGCCGCTTGTGTCTTCTGGTCTCTGCTGTCATCCACAAAACGGAATCGGGCACCTTCCAGCCGCATTGTCGTCTGCCCACATTGCCCGCTGCGGTGTTTTGCCAGGTGCACTATCGTCTCAGTCGGCTTGTCTGCATCACTACTCAGCAGGATAACGAGGTCTGCATCCTGCTCAATGCTGCCGGATTCTCTCAGGTCACTCAACGTGGGTTGTGTCTTGCCTTCAGTTTTGCGCCCCAACTGGCTGCCGACAATTACCGGCACTTGCAGGTCTAGCGCTAGTCGCTTCATCGCCCGGGATGCCGTGGCAACCTGCTGCTCCCTGTTCTGGCCTTTCTGCACCGGCACTTCAACCAACTGCAGATAGTCCACCACAACCGCCCGGATGCCGTGGCGCTGCTTCTCCAGTTTCGCCAATGCTGTGATCGTGGTCAGGTTGCTCGTGCTGTCCACGAACAGAAGGCCGGTCTTCTCCAGTTGCTGCCGCTCGCGCTCCCGGTGCCCGCTGCGTCGCAGAAACCGCTGAGCCAATTCAGCCGCCAACATCTCCAGCGTTACCAGCAGCACCGGGGCCTGTGGCGTGCTCATCGCTGCTGCCATCTGTGCCATCATGACTGACTTTCCGGCACCCGGCCTGCCGCCCACAACACATAACTGCCCGTCTCTGATGCCGCCGTTGAGCTGCTCATCCAACCACTGCAGCCCGGTCTTGTGTGCCTTTGCCGGATTGTTCTCCCGGTGCTCTGCCTGCTCAATGGCCTCGGCAACTGTCGTCACCTCGTCCACCCGCTGTGCCCGCAGGTGATCCAATGCGGTGATGTACTCATCAACGTCGGGGCTCGTGTCGTCTCTGAGCTTCTCTGCCAGCACCTTGATTTCGTGGCCGTTGTTGTACGCTCGCAACTGGTCGGCGTAGTGTGCAACGTGTGCCGATTCCCATTGAGACCGCCAGATATCTTCCAGCCAGTCCATCCCGTCACGGTGCACGGGCAGAA